AAAATAAAGTAGTTTTTCAATTTCTTCTCTTCTTAACATAATTACAAAATTTACAAATTTATTTCTTAGGTGATTTATTAATAACTATGGGTGGCAATGCCCTGTATGATTTTAAATAATTTAGATAACAATTTTCTCTAGCCGGAGAATCTATTATAATGTCACAATCTAGTCCAAATGTTGGAATCCTTCTTGTTAATGCGGAGGAAGGAGCTGGAGAAAGCGATTTACCGTTCTGGTCTATTTCTACAGATTCGGAATAGAAAAAGAAAGGTTTAGTTCCTATCCTCCAAGTTGAGGATGCCAGAAAAAGGGCTTCCCTTATTGATAGCCCACCGTCATTAAATTGATGTGGCAGAAATCTAAAGCATATAGGTATTCCAGACTCATAATAAACTCCAGAAAGCAAATCAGTTATAGAAAATAAACTAGGTTTTTCGTCATTCATTACCACAAGCTTTTCTTTAGCCTTTTTATCCAACAGTAGAACACGTGAGCAGAAATCACTCATTGTTTTTTTTCTGTTTCCATAAGCGGATCCAACCCTAATAACTATGGATGGATATTTAACACCTATAGCATCTAGTATGGTGGAGATCTTATTGATAACAACTATTGATGTTTTTCTAATTTCTTCTATCTGGCTACCCAAAAAATAATCCTTCCCAACAAAAAAAGAAATTCTCATGTCTTCTCTCTTTAGTAGAAAAACTATAGAATTTATAATCTCGGAAATTTCAGGGGTTTCTTCCTCCAATGTGTCATTTAGAAAATCACTGGTTAATTCAAGCTCGTTTACATTAATACAAACCATCTTTGCTGAAAGAGATTTATTAATCTCGCATAAATAAAAAATGAGATCAAATATATCACTATAAGATGATATTTTTTTGATCTCATTAATTTTACCATTTGGTAAACCCAAATAGGATATGCTTAATTGATTTGTTCCTAATATCATAAGATTAATTTATCAATTATATCAGGATTTAATGAATAGGTTTCCTTTTTTTATTAACCTCCAGTTGTTTCTATACCTAAATCGCTAGAACTATAGACAGTTTGAGAGTTGTAAGCTTTATCAACCGCTTTATTATTTTGGATTTTTGCTTTCTGTTGCATATTTCCATGCTGACCACCCTCCGCAAATCTTATAGAATCAGATTTAACCTCCACAACTTTCTCCGTTTCCTTTCCCTTGTTATAAACCTGCACAAAGTATCGGTACTGCTGATTATCAGGATTTCTGAATGATCTAACAATTGTACCAATGACCTCTTTTTTGGATTTAAGCTTTTGTGCAACAACAGTGTCTCCAATTTTAAACTCTGATCCATCAACATCAGTTTTCATATTGGGATCCTGACCAACCTCTATGGATAAATCAGAGAATGGCTTATAATTTATTTTCATTACGCCGTTTGCCCCACCATATCCGTAAGTGTCACCAAAAACACCAGCGTCGAATTCGTTTATAGGTATTATATGTTTCATACACTATTTATCCCTCCTGAGCCTGATTATTTTGGAATTTTATAAGCTCCGTTATCTTGGATGCCAATTCAAAATTTTCACTAGCAAGAGCTTTCTTTAACATCTTATTTAAAGTGTCCTCGTCAGAATCAATATTCTCGCCGACCTTTTGGGTGTTGACATTAAGATATATTCTTTGTGGGGAGTATATCACTTCTAATGTGGAACCAACTTCAATATCACCTATTATATCATCCTCGTCCTCATCCACAGCTTCGTCTCTCAATTTATTTAGATATACATCAGCCCATTCCGAATTATTCCAGAATATCATCCAATACCCATAAATCAACTCGGGTATATCATTTTCAATAACAAATTTAACAAGACACTTAAGCTCATTTTTGATGTCATTTTTGGTTATTGAATCGGAGTAATTTTTTCTTTTAATACCTGGTATAGCGGAAACCCCGTCTCCAACACCGTGTTTAAAGCATTTATTAACCTCGTAGATTGAATCCCAATCTAGGCTAGCTAATACTTTGTCAATGATCTTAATGTCTTCTTTTTTCATCGGATTTTTATTTTTTTAGACCCATTTGCTCTGATATATCAGAAACCCATGCACTGTATTTATCCGGATAGAATTCTTTTATCTGAATCAGATCTTTTTTGCTTATCCTATATTTCTCCCTTATGAAATCCTCAGTCTCGCTAAAATCAAAAATCTTCTCAGTTTTCTTATCCTCCTGCTTTTTTTTAGTTTTGGTAAATACCCAATTTGGACTTTTTGTAAATCTATGGGAAAGTGTCGATCTCCACCAATCCACAACGGGAACAGGAGCAACTTTCAATTTATTGAATTGATTAGCCTGTAATGGGAATTGGATTGCCATTATCCGATTAATCATGAAAAAATTTCTAGACTTATCTATTTGTCCAACAGCATCCCAATTCTTTTTATTCGGAGAAAATATATTTTTTACAATATCAAAAAGCTGCATAATTAAATAAAGTTTTCAAATGGATCAAATCCTTTAGGTTGGTATGTGGTGGAAGCCCAGTCGGTACCGTCTAATATTTTAATTCTATCTATTGTTATAGATTTTCTAGGAAGCTGGGTTCCTCTGTGGATCTCATCGTAACACACTCTACTAACAAAATCGGGTATAACATGGGGATTAAGCCACATCAGTTTAAAATTTCTTATTATATTATCGGATACTTTTTTTCTATTATCACTACTGTCTATGTCTTTTGTTGTTCTAAGTATAACTCCACTGAACCACGTAAGAAATTCATCGTTATCCATCAATTCAGAGAATGACAATTCACGATATTTACTCTCCATAAATAACTCGTAAGCTTTAGCAGATTTTGCAGGAGTAAATCTAATTAATTTATCTCCTCCGTTCTTATCCTTAACCTTGTATTCCCATACGCTCGGTACCGAATCCCCATCATCTCCTATCAATATCTTATTAAATACAAATTTATGAGTTTCTATCTCTTCAACATTTACCTTCTTAACAAAATCTTTAAATCTTTCCTTATCAGGAGATATAGCGGATGCCATATTAAATATGCTCATTCCAATCGACTCCGATTTATTGAGCCACTCTTCAACCCAACCAATGGGCACAGCAATCACATTCTTTTTAGAATTTGTGTTCCAAACGGCAGTCCAAGCTTTGTCATTCATTTTGGAAAGCTGATGCATATCATGGTCGCCACTTATAATTAAACAATCCTCACCTATTCCATTAAAGTAATTGGCCCAAAACATAAGCAAATCGTCCCCCTCTGCACCTTCCTTTTTGGAAAATATAAAACCCATTTTTTCCAGCTGGTTGCCAAATGCGGTCAGAAGTTCGAAAAAAACAGTCCAGTCAACGGCCTCATCCTTGACTCTACCCGATTTATATCCACCATCCTCTATTTCAACATCCTTTCTCCAACTTCTACTGTCTGTTGTAAATACCAATCTACCACCCAGCGGAAGCATCTTTAAGGAGGAGCAAAGATCAGTTGCTACTTTTCTAATAAAGGCAGCTTGATCTTTCTTATCTTTCAGAACCTTACCAGGATCAACGTTACCGTATCCCGCAAATACACCAAAAGTCTTGTGGAAAATATAATTTCCGTCAACACACACGTTTATCATTTTTAAGAATTATATGTTTCATTATTATATGATATATACAACAAAATATTTCGCAAATGGAAAATTATTACGTCTACATTTATCTGGACCCAAGAAAACCGGGCAATTATAAATACGGCAGCATGGAATTTGATTATGAACCTTTCTATGTTGGCAAAGGCAGGGGAAATAGATGTTACAATGGACTAAAAGATAGAAAAAAATGCTTAAAAATAAGTAAAATAAAATCAATAGAATCAGGAGGGGGATGTGTAATAATAAAAAACATATATGAAAATTTATCAGAGGGTAAAGCTTTTGAACTTGAAATACTTACAATAAAAGAAATAGGAAGATTTGATAAAAATTTGGGCACATTAACAAATATGACTGATGGTGGTGACGGGACATCAGGAAAAAAAGATTCCGAAAAATCACTGGAAAGGAAAAGAAACTTTAAACACTCACAAGGATGGAAAAATAAACTATCCAAACCAGTCATACAATTTGATACAAATAAAAATATAGTTAAAGAATATAACTCGGTAAAGGAGGCTTCCGAAGGAACCGGAATAATCAAGCAGAATATATCATCAGCACTTTCAGGCAAATATAGAACATCCGGTGGTTTTATATGGGAATATAAAAATGAATCCGATAAATTACAAGGTCATCTGAAATTACCGAATAAAATGCCCCTACACACAGAAGGCACAAAGTTAAAAATGAGAAACTCGGCAAAAAAAGGAGAAAGCCATCCAATGAAAAATAAAATTGGTAAAGATCATCCAAAATCAAAAAAAGTATCGCAAATTGATTCAAACGGAAACGTTGTTAAAGTTTGGGATTCGTTACAAGATATAAAGAGGGAAATAGGATTTACACCGTCGAACATATGTAGATGCTGCAAGGGTGATGTTAAAAGAATAGGAGGATTTACTTGGAAATATCATAATCTTCCGTTATAATTTCTTAAATCAGCCCAATCACCTTCTATTCTGAAATCAGGGTCAGTTATTTTATAATCAAAGTCGACAAAGTTTTTAAAATCATCCTCGTCAGCTTGTAATCTTCTATTTACTATATCAGCATCTCTTCTTTTAAGAAGCCTGCTTTTTCTTACATCCTCGTCTATGTCAAAATAAACTATAAAAGAATTCTTTCTGTCTTCAGGTTTTAACTTAGAAACCCCAGAAGGCGTCATTATAAAAAGATTCGAATTATTAAATTCATACATGGAAGTCCCATAAAACCACTCATTGAAAATAACAGATTCATAGAAAACTGATCCCTCCATCTCGTGATCCATAATGAAATGGTAATCCACACCATCAATTTCTCCCTCGCGAGGCGGGCGGGTCGTGTGCGAGACACAATAAACAAATCCAGAATTTTCGAGAATCTTCCTTGCATAATCCTTCCCTGAAGCGCCTTTACCAACCAATATAAGTTTTTCCATGTTATTCTATTAATTTTTCTATCTTAAAAACCAAGGCCAATAATGATACCATAGGATCAATTACCTGGGTTCTTTGAGCTTGATGGTCCGCAACATTAACGATAACAGCTGGTATTATCCGGACAAGATCCGGTCTGTTATTTATTATCCAGTTTATAAATTCATCCCCCAATGCTGACATCACCTCGTCAACCTTCCCGTTATATTCACCAACAATATTTTGGTAATTTGCAACAGGATCTTTAGATGTAACTATCATATTATAGAGGTTCTCGTATGACCATCCAAATTCACTAATCTTCTTGGAATCAACAACAGTTGTTCCCTCTATCATCCAGGATTGTATTCTATTCAGTGCAGATCTAAAATCGGGATAGTATTTCTTCTGGAATTCATCCAAAGAACCTGCGTCGATTGATATACCAATTTTAGTAAGTATAAGATTTACCCTCTTATTCCACTCCTGCTTCAATAAATCGTCCTCCTCCGCGTTAACCGGATTAAAATCTATAAATTCAAATCTACTCTGTATTGCATCGGGAACCTTATTAATATAATTACATGTTGCTATAAACCTAGCATTACCTGCAAATTTTTCAATTGTTCCTCTTAATGCCTGATGGAATTGTGCTGATGCACCATCAAACTCATCCATTATAACAACCTTCTTAGACGAATGTCCATCCATAACTGATATAGTTGAACAGAAATCGTTTATCTTCCCCCTGATAGTCTCAACCGAGCTCTCATCAGATATGTTTATGAAAATATGAGGATATGGTGCAGCTAATATTTTAGCCAAAGTTGTTTTACCGCATCCAGGAGGTCCACTTAAAAGTACATTCTGGACTAATCCCTTCTCGAACATCTTGGATATTCTCAAGGGTAAAATCATGTGTTTAAGCTCCTTTGGTCTGAGCTTCTCTGTCAAGAGATCTTGTATCATCTTATATTAAAATTTATTACTTACTATGCTTTTCTTATCTCCCATCCACAGAAAATAAAAATATCTGATTTTGTCAGTCTATATTTTACTTTTCCTAATGATATATTATTCAATTCACAAAAATATTTAAGCTTGCCTTTACCAACGGGATATTCTATACCGGATTCAATTTTTAAAAAAAACCAATTTGGCACCTCCGAATTTTTTTCTATCCTCTCGTATAATTTTTTACTTATTTTTTTTCTCACTTCGTCTTTTTTTGATGGATTAAGATCCCCAATTTTGCTATCCGAAATTTTTTTCCTTAGAATTATGGAATATTCGTTACCGTAAATTTCTTCAAATGTTTTACCCCTTACACTTTCTACGTATATTTTTTGCATATTTTTTAATTTTTGAATAAAATCCGGATTTTTTTCAATAAAAATATTAATACTATTTGATATTTTGGATTTAACATCAGGTCTTTTAGAAGAGTTCAGGTCTCCCTTAGTTTTTCCGTTTATTTTATATGTTTTTGATTTTTTTTCTATTATTTCAGAAGCTCTTGTCTCGCCATATTTTTCTATATAACTTTTTCTAAGATGCGGTGATTTGTCCATTCTTTTTTTAATTTCCTCGTAGTTAGGAAGGTCTTTTAAATTACAGCCATCTCCGCCTTCTGAAATATTGTATCCTATATCAGGATTCCTCGAATCGAACTTACGTATCCAATATTTTTCCCTGTCATTCAACACTTCAAGGGTTTCACAATGCTCTATAACATCCTTTACAAAATTAGAAATTCCATATTTTAATATTGCTTTTTTAATAATAATTCCGGACCCGTAATAATTTGGATCATTCTTGGAATCCTTACCGATGTATATTTTTTCATTTAATAAATTAGTTATTTTATAGATAATCATTATAATAAAAATTATTTTTCTGTTATATATCAGGATTTTATAAAAGACCCTAAATTTACATAAAACATAAAAACTATTTTATAGATTCAATATTATCAGCAATATACTTATCAGGTCTAATCTCAACCATTCTTGGTAAAAATAAACTTTCACATCCATTTTTGTCATTTATTCTAACATTATATCTAACTTTCATTATGGAGCCAATATATGAATCCTCGCTACCCTTTATCGATTTAATAAACGAATTACTAAATCCAGAGCCCACATTTACTTTAAGTTTACCGCATGCTGACCTACATGAAAAACCACCTATATAGCCCTCTCTTTTACCTTCACCGGGATACCATGATACTATCTCAAGGTCGCAATCATTTACTTCTTTTATCTTTATCCATAATTTAGATCTTGAACAGTCGTATACAGAGTTGCTTTTACAGATAACTCCCTCGCCACCCATATCAACTATTCTTTGATAAATCTCTGCAACCCCAGATGCATCCTCAAGCTCCCACATTTGTGCAAGAACAACAGGAGAATCCGATGCTGAATATTTCATAACTCTCTCCAGATTTTTTCTTCTGGTTAAGTAATCCATTATACCTATACCATTATCCAGAGTTCCGGATTCATCAAAATCAAAAACATTAAATAGCATGCTGTCATCTATGTTTTTACTTGCTGTCCCTTTTAATATTTGGGTTACCTTACCACTGACTGATTTTCGATTCAAATCTGTTAATTCACCATCGAAAAACCAATCCCCTGGTAAACCACTGTTTATCATGGCAGACTTTAAAGCAAATGCTATCCTAGAAAGACAGGTAACATCAAGATCATTGAATGCCCTCGTAAAGAATGAAATTTCACCTCCTTTGTAAAGAGCAATAACTCTAACACCATCGTATTTTTCTTCACAATAAATTTTGTCCCATTTTTCTATTAATGATTGATCGTCAGTAGCAAGCATAACGGAAGGATCAGGAATTAGCTCCCTGTCCAAAGCCTTGTTTATAAGTTTTGCACCAACACCAATGTTCATTCTCTTAGTTAAAATCTTCATCAAAATTGTTCTAAGTTCAAGATCCTCCTTGGTATCATCTGATATTTTCGTTGATATCATTGCATTTGCTCTTTTTCTGAGCGAATCATTGGCAGCAGATGCATTTTTAAGATCCTCTACAAGCTCATAAAAATCTGCCAATAGATTATCATTGTTTTCCGTAATGTTGTCGTTAAAAACAATCTTATGAAGTTTAGTAGTTATGAATGGGTTAAAGCACACATTCAGCATATACTCAAAAGCAGGATCGATATTTAATCTTATCAGATCCTGCTTTGCTTTTTGAGAACCATTTCCTGTGAATAGCTCCAAATCTCTAAATAATCTTAGGTATTTTATCATGTCTTTTCTTTTTTTAATTTATGCAAATATATGAAAAGAAAATGATTTAAAAAAATATTATTGAGGTTATTTTACTAGAAAGTTACTGTGGGTGGCGCTTCACCCCCAGCTTCTCCGCCCGCTCCGGCAGCAGGCTCGGGAGATGCTGCTCCTGCCGCCGGTGCCTCTCCGCCTGCAGGTGCTACACCTGCCTTAGCTTCTCTTTCCTTGTACATTTTATTTAATTTCAATTGATCTGGATTCATACCGAGAAATCTCTGAATTAAGAAATCGTTATCAAAATATGGTTTATCTTCCTCGCCAACCTTAATTTTAAGTTCATCAAGGGAAGCTATAAATCCTGACCTCTTTGTATAATTCGAAAGCTCAACCATGTCTTCAAACTCACTATCTTTATTAAAAACAAGACCCATGTTTGCTTTAAAGCTCCTATCCTTGGAAAGCTCAGGATTATCCAGACACATTTGTATATAAAGTGGTTTAACAAGTATCTCCTGAAAATTTGATCTAAGCCTTCTTAAGAATTTACCAAATCTTATCTCGTCCCTCTCCAGCTGATCTATAGCAATCTGATAATTTGCAGGTGTACCATTTTTAGCAGCAAACCTAGCATAAGGAATTTTAGAATCCATCTTAAGTTTATTGAAAAAATAAAGCACATTATCCATAACATTAAAATCAGGACCATTTGCATTTAATGTTTCAATAGTTGGACTAACCCCATTGTTATCGGGGAATAAATAATTTTTATAAAACTGAACCTTGGGTCTACCATTTATTGTTAGTTCTCCCGAATTGTCGTTGATATTAATGTCTTCTTTATAGTTTGCCATTAATTGACCCAGAGTTTGCATCGCTTTTGTTTGGGATTGGGTACCAATTGGGATAATAAACTTTAGTCTAAAAGATGAGTTCATAACATTCCAGATAACTCTAGAATTCTCCATTATTCTAAGAATGTTGTAAGATCTGACCAATCTCTCAACGTAGCTTACTCTAGAAACCTGATTACCCCTGGCATAAGAAATATAAATAACCTGCTCGTTTTTAAGTTTTCTTATCATCTGAGGACTGTTTGGATACTGTACCCAGAATTGTTCATACTGATCAAGACCAACTTTTTCCACTATTGGTTGAAGCGAGGTAGCATCCAATTCCTTAAATCCAATTATCTCCTTTCCTTTGTTATCATATATAATCTCAAAGGCCAAGAATCCATCTATTATAAACTGCCTGAAATATTGCCAGCCAAGAACACTATTTTGGAATCCAAAAACATTGTACAATCTCGTATAATGCTCAGTCATCTTATCCTTTACCTTGTCCTTTATGTCAAGATTAACAAATGATGGCTGAGCAAAGAAATTTCTCTCATCATAAACAATAGCCTCATCAGCCACAATATCAAGGATATACTCTATCTCCCCATTAAGAGAAAATTTTCTTAGGTATCCTCTTTTATCTGGGTAGTCCTTGTCGAAATATGCAATATATTTTTTTACCTTTGTATCCTGATAGGAAGCAGTCCAATAATATGCATCCTCCCGAGCATATCCACTTCCAGAATCATTCCCAAAAAGTCCCTCCGTTCTTCCAATTGCTTGAGAGTTTCTAACAACCATGTCGTCGTATTTCATCCCAAATTTGGAAACCTCACCAAGATTTCTTAGTATATTTCCTAGCGCTGATTGGTTTGGTTTCAAAAAATCTAAAAATCCTGCCATGTTACTATAATGTTACTTTAGGTGATTCCTCACCACCTTGTTTTTCTCCACCTGCCGCTCCAGTAGCTCCAGCAGCTTTTTTAGCAGCCTCCTTTGCTTCTCTCTCTTTTCTTTCTTTTGCTTCTTTATTTGCATCTATATCAGCCTTACTCATTCCAAGAAATGTCTCAACCAGGAATGCAGTTGAAAAAAATGGTTTCTGTTCATCGTCCAATAGAGCAGACATAGCGGCAATTGATTCCTGTCTTTTTTTCAGAATTTCCATCTCCTGGTTTATAACGAAAGGATTGTCGGAATTAAATGTTAATCCCAATTGACTCTTAAAAAGGAAATCTTTTTCTAAGTGTGGGTATTTCTTAACCATCTGTATCCACAATGGTTTTACTAAAATTTCCTGATAAACTGATCTAAGTCTAGATATAAATTTAGCAAATCTTATTTCCTCCTTATCAAGACCCTCTGCTCCATTAGAATAAGTGGAAGCTCCACCACCGTCGGGAGTATGGAATCTTGAAGGTGGAACCTTAGATTCCAGAACAAATTTATCAAAAAAGTAATTAAGTGGACTTGTGTCATTGAGATTAGGTCCAGCCATCTGAAGTGGCTCTATAGTTGGCGTTCCATTAACACCAGAAGGCATCAAATAATTCTTATAGAATTGTATTTTAGGCCTACCGTCAAATGTAAGCTCTCCACTATCATCATTAAGTTGAATATCCTCCTTATAGATACTCATAAGCTCACCCAATGTTTGCATTCCTTTTTGTTGTGACTTTGTTCCAATTGGAACTGTCATTTTCATCTTAAAAGAAGCATTCATAACGGACCATATAACTCTTGTATATTCTATGATTCTAAGTATGTTATAAGGCCTTATTAACCTTTCTATATAACTAACCCTAGATACTGAATTACCCTTGGCATAAGATATGTAAATTACCTGCGGATCATAAAGGACTCTTTTTTTCTTAGGATCCTGAGGGTATTGTATCCATGTACTCAAAAAGCTTCCGTCTATTTGCTTTTCAACAGATGGGATAAGCGTGATTGGGTCAAGTTCTTTAAAACCTATTATATCTTTACCTGCATTGTCGTAGATGATCTCAAAAGCAAGAAACCCATCAACAATGAATTGTCTAAAGTATTGCCATGCTGTTATATCATCAGAGAATCCCCATGTGTCATAAAGTTTTTTATATGTTTCATATAGTTCATCCTTTACTTTTTCATTAACGTCAGTAAGATCTATGAAATCAGGATATGCAAAAAAGTTGGATGGATCATATGATATAGATTCGTCACAAATGGTATCAAGTACCCATTCAATCTCCGGATTTAAAGAGAATTGTCTGAGAAATTCTCTTTTACCCTTATAGTCTTTATCAAAATAAGAAATGAAATTTCTATTGGATACATCCTGTTTTGCAAGAGACCATAACATGCTCTCGTCCTCAACATTGGACTTGTTTTTATTTAGAAATGCAGCCTCTGTGACCCCAACAGCCTGAGAGTTTCTAATTACCATGTCATCATACTTCATACCAAAGGTACTTAGTTTTTTCATGGACTCCCTTATTTTCTGCATAACCGGTGTCTGTGATGGAGTATTATCTGTGAAACCTGCCATTATTAAATGTTTTTATTTTGTAGTCAAAAAATTAAATTAATTTCGATTGATATTCCTTATATATCGAATCAGCGGTCAAGCCCTCCAGCTCACACTTTTTGAGATACGGTATCTTAGGCCAATCTTCCAGATCGAGTACTTTTGGATTTTTTATAAAGACCCCCTTGAATCCAAAAAGTGAATATTTATATCCTGTCCCGTCAAGAAGACCAGCTAGAATTTTATCAGATAGATTTATTGGTGATTTTGCTTTATTGGACTGATAGGATTTATCGTTATATTTTATAGAATCCTCATTGCTATCGTAAATTCTTCCTATTATATCGATTCTTATTGAATTTGGTACTGTTATTAGATCTATACCTTTTAATATGGTTCCTGTATTTGTTTGGAATGCATCCGTACATAAAACAATTGGATTCCTGTCTATGAATTTTCTATCCTTGCTTAACTTTGTATCAGTATTATATTGAAATGAATATATTTCTCCTGGGATGAATGGAGGATTAAATTTTTTTTCGGACTTACCACCAGAGAAATACTTGGAGGAAAAAATTGAATCTGTATTTTGAAATATATTTCCCTTAATGTCCTTACTTCCTTTATATTTTAGAACAAGATCACTGTACATTATTTACTATTGAATAGAAAATTTTCATCAATCACCCCGAATTTATATCCTCTTTTTTCGCACCATTCTCTTGCAGCTTTAAATTTGGCTTGGTTCGTTATCCAAATCTGCATATTCCTGTTATATGACTTTAATTTGGGCAGAGTTGTAATTCCCTCAAATATTGGTTTTTCGAATTGCTTTTTTGGTTTTATTTCAATCAGCCATTCTTGCTCTTCCTGATTATCCTTCACGACCTTCATATAAAAATCAACATTGTATTGATGTTCTTTCTTATCGAGCGGATTATAATAAGGGATAACAACCGGTTCAGAACTCCATTTTAATACAGCATCATTATTGTCACAATATATACAAAATCTAAGTTCCCAGGATGATCTATAAATCACATTATGTATATCACCAATGTACTTTTCGGGGTTCTTTGGTTCGTATTTCCCTGACTTATGTCTTCCGTTAGGCTTTACTTTTTTTATATCCGTCATGATTAAACATTATATGAGTTGTCATCTCCTGTTATATAGCTAAATGGTATAGTTTTTGGGTTCTTTGGTGGATGAATTTTTTTCCAGCCCTTAGCAAATCCATTTTTAGCTATCTGAGTAAAATAAGCAAAAGGATTGTTTGATTTTTCGGGATTGAATCTATTCCAATATTTACAAAGATCTTCCATAGCAAAAGCCATGCAATCCTCCTTATCCTCCGGATCCTTATACGACATTTTTTTAGCTATACCAGCTATTATAAGATTAAACATCTCTATAGTATCTGGTGTTAGTCTTCCTTTTTCTTTAGATTCAATAACGGCTGCCATGAGTTCGCTATTTTTTACATATTCTTTTGCCATTATTAAAAAATTATTTTATAATATTTTAGTACAATTTAACTAAAAGATTTCATAAAAAAAGAATGTAGCATAAAGCTACATTCTTTTTATTTAGATTCTTCTGAAGATCCATCATTTTCTTCAGATTTTTCGTTATCCATTACACTTTTACCGTCCGGTGCTTTTGCTAATTTTCCAACCGATGAATCTATAAAAGCTTCCCCTGGTTTATTCTGATCATCAGCTTTTGGTGCAAAATAAAAGTTACGACTTAGTTTTTTTTTAAAGCATCAATGTCTTCGGACTCTTTAAGATTATAACCAATTTTCTTAACTTTTTCTTTAGCATTATGGGCATCAAATGAAAGTACTCTAGATTGTTTACCCGGTGCATCAGCAAGTTTATCTGAACCAGGAGTTTTTCCTTTTACTTTATTGTCATTACCAGGAGCTACCGCAAGATTCTTTTTTCCTGCCACTTTACCTGCTGAAATTTCAGAATCACCAGGAGCATCAGCAAGTTTATTTACTTCTTTTTTAGCTGTTTTAACCTTAGGTTCTTTTGGTTCCAATGTTGTATTTAGATTTTGTCCATCTAACACTTTGCCATTGGATTTTGTTGCTGTTCCATGAGGACCTTGTAATCCATCATTTTTTAAAGTTTTTCCCTTTGTTTTGGTTGCTGTCCCAGGAGCTTTAGATAAATCTTGATCCTTTAATTTTTTAGTCTCGTTCATTGTTAAATTATAACCATGTACATTGTCCATTTCCATTTCTATCTCCTCGTTGGTTTCATTCTTAGGAGCATTAGAAAATCCGTGCATACCAGCAAGTTTTTTAAGCATTTCCTTCTGGTCAGAAACAGAAAGTTCTGACTTATTAAAATTGTTTGCTTCCTTTACTTCCCCTTCGCCATCAGAATCAGAATCCTCCTTTGTTGATTCCGGATTAGTATTTGAATTAGCATCAGCAGCTTTATTTATAGCTTCCTCAAGATCGCTCATCTCATTAACGTAATAATCAGCAGTTTTTCCGTTGTCAGTTAAAACTGTATATCTTCCAGAATTGCTATCTATGGATATAATTTTGCCAGTGTCACCAGATTCTTTGATTTTAACATAATTACCTATGTTAAATTTATCGTCCTCTAATAAATCAGGAATTCTTTGAAGTTCGATGTGGGAGTCTGATTTTTTAATCTCAACATTGATCTGATTCCATTTTTCTCTAAGGATAATAAGTTCGTTTTCTAGCATTGCATATGCAGCAGCTATCTCTCTTGATGTCTTATATAAAGGATTGGACTCCATCAATGTGCTTATCTTGGAAATTTCATTCTCAATCTTGTTGATGTTTTCCAAAACTTTATTTCTATCATTCATCATAACAGATTTAACTCTAGATTCACCATCCAAAAATTCTGTTAATCCTTCCGAAATATCGTATCTCATATAGTCTTTAACAAATGAAACCGCCTGAGATCCACTAACTTTAAAAAGAGAATTTTCTCTCATACCTTCATTTACTTTCTGAAGATATATCTGATCGTTCCATTTGAAAAGGTTTATAGCAACACCCTCGTAAATATTGGATGTTATTGTTTTTGCAAAATCAAGCTCAACAATATTATCATAATTTCTGAAAAGTGTCATTATCGTTGAGATACTTTCTGATTCTGTTATTCCGTAATATGCAGATGATTCAAATCCTAATATTTTAGCAAGTCCATTCACATCACCGAATTTTAATTTATCCTTTCCAAGATAAACCGAAACTTCGTCGTTTTCTTCTATAAGTCTAACTATTTTTTTACCAAGTTGAACAGACACACCATTTTCGTTTACTTTAACATAAGGTTTCTTGAAAGCCTCAAGCAAAGATGTGTATTCAGCAGGAAGACTTGCAACAACAGATGCTGGTACCTTACCAAGTTCGTTGCTTGTAGCTTCAAATATAGAACCATTAAGATAAAATAGTGTGCTTCCTCCCTCGAATATCACAGGTGAAAAAACTTTCCCAACGTGAGATTCTGAATTTGCAATAATAGGAATTTCTAATTTTCTTGAATCCTGACCCTCGTTAACATTAAGGAAATTTATTAAATTTCTAACCACAGGATTAAAAGACCACTGAGATATATTTTTAACCAATAATCCGTTTGATTTGCTTTCGCTAACCATCCACTGATTTAGTGTTTCTGTTAATTCTGTGTAAAAAGAGGAGCTACAACTTGTTTTAATTGTTTCCAATACTTTAGCAATTTCTATCTCCCTAGAAAGAGAATTACTTTTGGTTCTAAGATTTTCAGAAATTTCCTTTGCATCGTCATCCCAAGAAAATGCTTCAAGTTCAGCAATGAAATTATGAATTAATGAATATTCCTTAATCCCCTTATTAACGATAAGATTTTGATATTGCTCGCAGACTATTTTAGCCTTAGGATATGTGTATATTGAGGAGGATTTTATTTTGGAAATTGATTCTAATACACCAAGATTATTAACTCCCTGGGAAGTAAGAAAGGAAACAGCAGAAGAATCGGAAGAATCCAAATTTGAAATACTTTCAAATAATTTGTTAGAATCTGTCTTTAATTCAGCATCAGCTTCAATTTTAGCATTATACGAACCAGCATTAGAAGATCCCTTTCCATTAAGACCACCCCAAGATTCCATAAGTGAATCCGCATATTTTTTAGAAACTTGACTCTCCTCTTTTCTTATAGAATCAAAATGATTCTGTATATTATTAGTTGTTTCAATAGATTGACTAGAAGAATTGTGCTCATTTAGAGATGTGATCAATTCAGATTCAGAAACTTGATCACCTCTAAGGAAGCTTTCACATAAAGCCTTCACATCCGGTGATTTTGTTATTTCTTTTAGTTTTTTAACTTGATTTATAAAATCCATGGTTTACTTTTTTTTTACTGATTATATATCCGTTCGGTGACAAGAAACTTTTTACTATATATTTATTTCTTTTCAATTTTTATCTACCTATTAATATTTCCAATTTTATAGTTATGTCTGAATGTGGATTTGCTATAATTATACCTCCATTATTTGTGAACAGATTTGGGTGTGATAGATTCCATCCCTCGTCGGTGGAATCAACAGATGACATTCTCTTACCAGAAAGTACCATTAATTCGCCCATATAATTAAGATTTCCTTTGTACAACCAATTGATATATTTTCTAGATTCGACTGTTCCAGCAGGATAATCAGCTCTTATAGCTATAAAAGAAACATACCCACTTGTGTCAGCAATATCGGTTTGACTAATAAGGGAGGATTTACCAGGTTTAAGAGTTACTCTGCTTTTTGAATATGATTGTACCTCCAACTCAAGGTCACTCATAATCAAATATGTTGGTGGGGTTGATTGGGTTCCATCATCAAGAACAAGATCACCTCTATTAAAAAGAATTCCCTCCGGTCCATCAGGTGGACAAATTACTGGTCTTGTTGCCATATTAGTTTGCTATTATTATTGTTAATTTAACATCATACGATGTTGGATTAGTAAATATAAATCCACCAAGTGAGCTATAAGGAATTCCATTCTGATCGAAAGGATTGACGTCCCATCCCCTCCAAGTATACCCATTTTTTATTGCTCCAGTAAGAACCATAAATTTTCCCATCGTATATCTTTGGTTACCCTTATAATCCCAAAATAATATCTGGTCATCACTGATAACCTCGGGTAGATAATAAGCCCTAGCAATCAACATGGAAACCTCACCGTTTGTACTACTAAATTCTCCAGGATCCAAATTGAAAGATGAATTTGGGGAAATTATAATGGTTTGCTTCTGATAATCTGAAAAACTTTGTAACGGATGGAAGAAGTTTTTAAGATCCAAAAAATCCATAGTTTTTGATTGATAAACAACATCCAATGATTCCTTTATAAACCTTATTTTGGTAGGTTCATTAAATCTAGTAAATGTTGCTTGTATAATATCAACCCAGGGAGTACCGTCCAGAGCCATATTGGTATATTTGGTGTTAAATTCACCAGTTACTCCAGCGTTTGGATCCAATGGAAACTGAGAACTACCCCCAATAATGTCAGTTGTATAGTTTGAAGTTGATGATCCACCATCAAATTCATTTGTCTGTGGGATTTGTGGATTTGTCAATTTTTTAAATTATTTTAAATTAGTAGGATCGCTATGAAATTCATAATTCTTATTCCTTCCGGAAGGCATTCGTAAATTTTGATTTTCTATTTTTTCATCTGTGTTAACTTCAATAGTCTTATCATACTCCAAATCATCGAAATTAGAGTTATTCGGCTTTATGTAATCGACAAGGGATTTTATAAATCCCAATGAAACAAGTGGTAAGATAGCACCACTTATCACAGAAAGAACTCTTTTTTGGTATATCACCTCCTCGTCAATAAGACCAAATAACTCAATCCAGCTATTATAATTATGTAGATGTGTGTATGCATAATATGCATTGCCCATACCTTGCATGGCAGTAAGTACTATAAAAAGTGACCATACCATCGTCTTATTCATTTTCTCTAATATTACCAGCGAGCACAAGGATGCAGCGGCTCCAACCTCAAATGCTAATGCCAGGGATATAGCTAACCATTCAGGATTTGACATTCTAAAAAAATCTATAACATGAATAGTTGATATTATTGAAACTATAAGATATAAACTAACAAAAGTTCCTATTATAAAATTTTTCAAATATGCATTTCTGTCCATTATCTACCAGAGCTTAATTTTTTAATCTCAGCTTCAATCTCATTTTGTCTATTAACATCAAGAATTTTTCTATCCGTTGCCTGTATCATTCTTTTTTCAGCACTAAGACCCTCAATCTTCAAATCTGTCGAATTTGGTAACTTTGATATAATTTCGTCCTGATGTTTTTGGTCTTTTCTTACCTTATCAAGATCAGATCCAATGCCGCATTGTTTTAATAAAACTAGAATAAGCAAGAAGCTTATTATAATTCCAGAGTTTTTTTGTATTTTTTCTAACATAAAATATTAATTAATTGTTCTCTATATATCCACAAAAAAAAGCTAGTAAAATACTAGCTTCTAATTTTCAAATGAATTCAAATGGTTATCCCAAAGATAATCCCTGCTGTGCAGCAGTTAATTGTTTCTCAAGGTCTTTAATTTGCATTGCATCCTCCTTGGTATCTCTCAGTGCCTGATCAAATGGTTTAAAAAGCTTGATGAAATCCTCGGCACTTTTACTTCCTGTTCCTTTAGCTTTAGAAATAAAATAGTGGCTTGCCTCCAATGGTAAGGCTCCTAAATAGATAACATTATCCTTAATACCCTCAGCTTTAATGCTTCTGATTTTTCTATTGATCTCCAAAATACCTAAAGCCTCAGTCGAAGCCCATTCCGCTTCCTCGCTCATGTATTTCTCATAAAGATCAAATGTGGTCTGATCACAAGAAACAGCATAAACCTTTGATTTAAGCTCATCCTTTTTTTCTTTGATCTTTGATTCTAATTCATTAATCAACTCCTGATCCAAGTTCATCATAAAATCTTGGGATGGATCAGAAGGATTAAAATCAACCACCGGTGAAGCACCTGGAAATTGATCCTCGTTTTTTTTCTCTTTTTTGCTAGTTGCCATAATTGTTTTATTTATTATCTTATATCGAATATATCGAAATTGTTTCTATTCTGATCCAAATAAGCTCTAAGAGGTTCTCTTAAATCTTTTGCTGGATATATCTTGGGTTCTCCCTCCGGACCAATGTGACAAAGAAAACCACTCTCCGTCTCTATTCCCAACTCTTCCTCGAGTATCAATCTATAGATGCTGATCTGGATTGAGTATTCATTGTGGTGATTTTCGTAAAGATTTGCAAAAGGTCTAAGTAGTTTTTGATATTTACCTTTCTTGTGATTATCGTCCTTAAATTCACCATTTGTTTTCCAGTCACCTATAATTAGAAAAACTTTTTGTCTCTTCTC